GCTATCAACTGAAGCAGATGATCTCACTTACTAGAGGGCCGGCAGCTTGGCAGGAATTGATTGCACTAGAAGGGTCAATTCGGAAGCAGCGCCAGGAGGCGATATACGCAGCTCAGCAGCGCCGTCAGAAGATCATCGAATATATTGCCTGGACTATCGTGATCGGTGCTGGCCTGGCCACGCTGACAGCCTTTGTGCTGCTTCTAAAGGCGCACTCAGCACAGGCCAACGATTCGGCCAACGACATGACCGTCTGCCGCTTGGTCAAGTGCATGAAGATCGACAAACGCACTGAGGCTTGCGTGTTTAGGGGTGCGCACAACAGTCAGGAAACCCTGTTTTTTGACTACGGTGAGTGGAAGCCCAGGGAATACTTGTGCCAATGGAAGCCTGACCAGCCACCGCCACCCAATGTCTATGACGTTCTTGAAGCCATTAAGGAGAGCCAATAATGAACCGTCTGATCTTTGGCGCTGATGACTACCTCAAGCGCTGGGCGGCTCAACGTATTGGTATTGACGGATTCGGCCCAAGCGCGGCTATCGGGGTGCAACGTAATGGCGAGATTATCGCAGCCTGCGTGTATCACGACTATCGAGATGGGCAGATCGAGGCGTCAATAGCTGCTTCCTCCCAGCGGTGGGCAAATCGGTCTGTCCTGTTTGGCTTGTTTGCATATCCGTTCATACAGGTGGGCGCCAAACGCCTTCTGGTGACGTGCAGCGAGGCAAATGACAAGGCAATGAAGATGAACCGGCAGCTTGGCTTTGTAGAGGAAGGCCGGCTGCGAAAGATGTTCGGCAAGCACGACGCAGTGCTTTTCGGAATGTTGAAACAAGAATGTAAGTGGATCGGAGTAACAGATGGGCAAGAGCGCACCTACACCACCGCCAGCGCCTGATCCTAATGAGCTGATCGCCGCTCAGGCAGACGCCAACCGGATCACGCAGTTCACACCCTACGGCAATCTGCTGTTTGGATCTGTGGGCGACCAGGGGCAGTTTGTCCAAGGTGCAGTGCCGGAAAATGGTCAGGCAGCAGCGTTCACGCAAGAAACGCCGTTCCAGGCACAGATGCGTGCAGCTACAGAAGGCACTGGCTTGGGTCTTGGCAACCTGGCGTTTGAGCGAGTTACCGGTCAGACCGTCATCGGTCAGAACCCTGATGGCTCACCGATTTTTGCGGCCGACCCTGATTTTCAGAACCCTTTCCGTACCTCGCCCACACTGTCTGGCATCACCGCCGCGCAGGAGCTTGACCCAACTATCGGCCTGCCGGCGTTCCAGCAAAACATCAGCACTGATGCAGCTCTGCCGTCTGCGCTTAACACAACCGGCCTCACAGCCTTAACAAGCGATCCAGAAGGCTTCCGCACCACTGTCGAGGAAACCCTGTTCAACAGGCAGCTCGGCCTGTTGCAGCCAGAGTTTACGAGACAGCGGAACAGGCTTGAGCAAAATCTAGCAGACCGTGGCATCCCTATCACGTCTGAGGCTTACGATGATTCGATCAACCGCCTTGAAACACAGCAAAATGAGCAACTGCAGCGCCTAGCACAGCAGGCAACGCTGGCGGCGGGTCAGGAATCTGATCGCTTGGTGAACCAGGCACGCAACATCCGCGCTCAACAATTTGGTGAGCGAGCCGCAACAGGCGAGTTTGGTCTAGCACGTCAGGGCCAAGCGTTTACCCAAGCGGCAGCTAACACTCAGCTTCAGAACGCTGCACGCCAGCAGCAAGTGGCTGACCAGCTCCTGAGCAACCAGATTGCTAATCAAAGCCGAAACCGGCAGATCGCTGAGCGGCAAGCGCTACGCAGCCAGGGCTTCAATGAGCTGGCAGCGTTGCTCGGTGGCCCGCAAGTGCAGCAGGCCAGCTTCTTTGCGCCTGGTTCTGTTGATGTCATGGGGGCTTACGGCGCTCAGGCTGCGGCGCAGGCTAATGCTTACAACCAGGCGATGCAGAACCGTTCTGCAAACCTTGGCGGGTTGTTCGGTCTGGCCGGCAACCTGGGTGCGGCTTACTTGCTTTCATAGAGGTACACAATGGCACTTAGACCACGCGCAATGCCCACGTTTGGCTTCCAGCGGCTGAACCCTGCCTATCAGTCAGATCCGCGCCGCATCATGGGCCAGGCACTCGCACAGCAGGGTGCAAGCACAGCGCCTGTCAGAACGCCTCTACAGGGGCTGGGCAGGCTGTCCAGCGCACTTGTTGGGGCATACCTACAGCGCAACGCTTTAGACGCTCAAGTGAAGCGTGAAGACGCTTATAGAGATTCTTTGACGCAAGCGCTTGGCGGTTTGGATTTAGGGGGTGTGCCTGGCCTGCAAGCGCTGTCAACAGTATCTCCTGAGCTTGCTTTGCAGACTGGCGTAAACCTTGAAGGTCAACTCGCGGTTGCTGCTGCCAAGAGAAAGCCAGAAAACACTGTACGCGACATGACTAGACAAGAGGTCATTGATTCAGGACGCGACCCCAACCTGGGCGTTTACCAAATCGACAACCTCGGCAAGATCACACCGCCTAGCGGCTCACAAGTTACAGGCGACATCTCAAACCGATTCGATCAAATTAACGAGGTCATACGTCTGAGCCAAAAAGGCGATTTGACCCAAGCAGAATCTCTGCGGCTGGATTTGTTTACCAAAGATTTAGCGAGGCCGCGTCCAGTGGTGGTGCCTGACGGTGCAGGCGGGACTGTCACCGTGATGCAGCCAGGTCTTGATGTTAGCTCAATCACTGGTGGCCAGACAGTCACTGGAGATGTTGCGCTTCCAGGTGACCCAACCAACCAAGCCAGCCAGGAAGCCAATGCCGCAATTCCTGGTGGCATTGTCGCAGGTGAAAAGCCAGCTCAACTGTCATCAACTGAAGCAAAGTTTGTGGCGAATTTGTCTTCCGCAAAAGTAGACTTGACCACTGTCGTTGAGAAACTGTTCCCGAATGGCATCAGTGGAGATGTCAACAGGTCTTTGGTCGTTGGGCTAAACACGCCTGCTGCTGGTGCCTTCAGTGGTGATGTCCAGGTTGTCAGGAACGCTCTGAATAACTTAGCTGACCTAACTACTCGCGAAAGATCTGGTGCAACGGCACCAGAAGAAGAACGACAGTTTTTCTTTAGTCAAATTTTGCCAAACGCAACTGACACTTCCGAGACAGTGCGTTTCAAGCTGCAAAGGCTAGTCAACAACTTCAACACAAACGTTGATGCTTTTAGTGCAGGGCGCAAAATCCCTGGCTTGGTAAAACTTGAGCTACCAACAGCGTCGAATGAAGATGCTGGCGAATTTGATTTTTAGGTGACACATGGCAAAACTGGCAGAAAACCTAACCGGAGCGCCAATAGCGGTTCGGCAGATACTAGCTTCGGTGCCTGACAATCAAAAAGTTGAGGTGCTTGGTAACTACTATGACAATGTGCGGCGCGGTTCAGACATTTTGGCCAAAAACCCAGATAATGTTGCCCTGCGTAAAAAGATCGACCCTGACGCGATTTATTTTCAACAGGACGACGGCGCTATTCAAGTGCTTGACCCTCCTGGGTTTATCCAGTCTGTTTTTCCGCCCCGCGTTGACATGGGCGACATTGTTGAGGGCGGGCGAGTGCTTGCTGAAACAGGCGGGGGCATCGTTGGCGGTGCAATCCCGCTGGTGGCCGGCAACCTCGGCCCCCAAGCTGCCGTGCCAGAGGAAATTTACACCGTGCCTGCAGGCGCGGCACTTGGCTCTGAGTTTATGGGTCAGGTATATGACCGCACGATTGATGCACTGTCTGGCGGCGCTGTGCCGCGTGGCACTCCAGTTGAGGAGGTTGGCAAGGCGGCAACAAATATCGGCATTGAGATGGTAGGTGGCCGGCTTGGTGACGCTGCAACAAGGGCAGTCAAAACCGGCATCCAAAAAGGCACACAAAGACTGACCGGCGTGTCGCCTGGGCAGCGTGCTGAAGACTTTGCTCGACTGGGTGTGCAACCAACTGCGGCCACGCTGACTGGCAGACCTTCTGTCGCTCAGGCTGAAGAAGGTCTTGCATCGTTTTTCACTGCGTCTGACATCATCAGAACAAACCGCGCCCGCGTGATTGACGAGCTTGGTGACGCCTCTAACCGGATTGCTCGTAAATACGGTGATCCGCAAGGTAGCCCAGAGGTCATTGGCAGTACGATCCGGGCTGGTGCGCTTGCAACTGCCGACCGCATCAGCGCTAAAAAAGATCAGTTGTATGACGCGGCGTATGACGCGGCTGGTAACATAGGTGTTTCAGTTGGTGGATTGCGTGCCTTAGAGGCAGAGCTGAAAACAGAATTAGCTGCAGCACCTACGGCTTTGAAAGATCAGTATGCGCCGGCACTGCGTCAGATCGCTGCCATTTTAAAAGACGCAGACGCTGCTGGCGGTCAAATAGACCTGAGAACCGCGAGGTCAATCCGCACAAACTTGGGCAAGGCGGTCGGGTCAACTTTGCCGGGACAGACTGTCAGGGTTTACCAAGCTGGCAATGAAAAGCTGCCAAGCATCTACAAGGCATTGACTGAAGATATCGACAGCGCGGTATCTGCAGCAAACCCAGACGCAGCACGCCTGTTGCGCCGCGCAAATGATTACACGCGGCAAACCGCAAACGATCAGCTCAAGACAATAGATAAAATTGCGCGGCAAAACCTTGATAGCCAGGTGTTTAGCTTTGCCATGAGTGAAGGCAAGCGCGGTGGTCAGCGCATCAGAGATGTCTTCAAGGTTTTGACTAGAGATGAGCGTGACGCTGTAACTGCAAGCGTCCTTGGCCGCATGGGTGTGCGCGGTTCTGCCACTGAAGGTGGCGGCGAATGGTCTGCCAATGTCTTTTTGACCAACTGGCGCAACATGGACAAGCGCAGCAAAGACATTTTGTTTGGTGCGCCCAGGTTCAAAGAAGTTCGCAAAGAGCTAGATTCTTTGGCCCGCCTAGCTGACGTGGCGGTAGAGAACATTGGTGAGATCAACCGGTCGCGGTCGGGTGTGACTTTAGCTGGCTTTTCACAAATCGCTGCAACCGGCGTGGCTTTGGCTCAAGCGGGTGGATTGGCGCTTGCCGGTGATGTTGGTGGGGCGGCATCTGCCGCAGCAGCCGGTGGCGGTGCTTTGCTTGCGCCACGCTATGCCGCAAAACTTATGACTTCACCAAAGTTCATCCGTTGGCTCAAAACTACAGCTCAAGCCAGCAACCGTGGCGTCAACCCGCTGTCGGTGCAACTAGGCCGACTGGCGGTGCTGCCAGGCAAAGATCCTGAGCTGGCTGAGGCGGTCAATGCTTTCATCGTTAATATGCAGGCCAATCTCGGCGGCGAATAGTGGCCCAGAAAAAGCTGCAGAGGTCGAGCGAGTTTGATCGCTATGACCTCGACAATGATGGCGTAGTCACAGACGCAGAGATTGAACGCGCCCGCGAGATACGCGAGACAGAAGACAAAAGCCGCAAGCACCTAGCGCAGCTCAGGCTGGCACGTTTCGCTCTGATGGGTATGGGCGTCTACACGATCTTGCTGTTCATGCCCTTTATACCTGACACCCGCATCAAGTTACTTAGTGAGGTCAGCCCGCTGCTTTACATCTCGTTGAGCGGCGTTGTGGGCGCATATATGGGCTTCACGCAAATGGGAGACAAAAAGTAATGCTTGGAGTTTTGGCGTCCATTCTTGGCAATGGCGATGTAATCAAGAAGGGCATGGATCTCATTGATGATGTCCACAGCTCCGATGAAGAAATGGAGCGTGTAAAGGCGCAGGCCAAGATCGACACGATGGCCGCATATGCACCCTTCAAGGTAGCCCAGCGCTATCTAGCCCTGATGTTCACTGCCACCTTTTTGGCGTCTTTTGCGCTGGTACTAGTGATGACGCTACTGGGCAAAACCAACATTCCTGACATTAAGAAAGTCATAGATGACTTCTATCTCGGTGAAGCGATGCTGACCATCCTGGCCTTCTACTTTGGTGGCGGGATGCTTGAGGGCGTTGTCGGCAAGGTGAAGGCAAAGAAATGAACAAGGACAAGCTGCGCGAGGAGCTGGCTGAGGACGAGGGCTGCAAGTTTGAAATCTACCTCGATCACCTTGGCCTACCGACCTTTGGTATAGGCCACCTGGTCAAAGAAGATGATCCAGAACACGGCCAGCCAGTAGGCACTCCGGTTGATGAGGAGCGGGTGCGTCAGGTGTTTTCTTTGGACATAGCCGTGACCATTGAAGACTGCCGCAGCCTCTACGATGACTTCGATGAACTGCCGGAAGAAGCCCAGCTTATCATTGCAAATATGATGTTCAATATGCTT